CCGGTCGTATTGCCGACAAGTTTGCCCGTGCCGAGGCGGCTGCATTTGTGTCAGGTGACGGCATCGACAAGCCCACGGGCTTCCTGACCCATCCCACCGTCGACAATGATGTGTGGGCCTGGGACAGCCTGGGGTATGTACCCACCGGGGCCGATGGTGCCTTCGCCGATGCCGATGCGATCGTTGATCTGGTTTATGCGCTGGGCGCGCAGTACCGCGCCAATGCGAGCTTCGTGATGAACTCGAAAACGGCGGGCGCTGTGCGCAAGATGAAAGACGGTGATGGCCGCTTCCTGTGGTCCGATGGTCTGGCCGCGGGCGAGCCTGCACGTCTGCTGGGATACCCGGTTCTGATTGCCGAAGACATGCCCGATCTCGCCAGTGACTCGCTGTCGGTGGCCTTTGGTGACTTTGCCGCTGGTTACACCGTGGCCGAGCGTCCTGATCTGCGCGTTCTGCGTGACCCGTTCTCGGCCAAGCCGCATGTTCTGTTCTACGCCACCAAGCGTGTGGGCGGTGACGTGAGCGATTTTGCTGCGATCAAGCTGCTGAAATTCGCGGTCTCTTAAGAGGCAGGCGAAGGGGGCCGGGGCGCATGACGCTCCAGCCCCTCACAGACGCGCGCGGTCAGACCAACTTGCGTTGTCCTGCTGCTCCCCTCCGTCCGAGCAACGCCGGACTGCGCGCGTCTAATCAAACCGAGGGACCGGGATTTATGGAGAGGCATCCATGATGTTAATCGAAGAAACAGCGGTGCCCCAGGCCGCGTTGCCCCTGGCGGAATTCAAGACGCATTTGCGGCTGGGGACAGGGTTTGCGGATGACGACATCCAGGATCCCGTTCTGGAGAGTTTCCTGCGGGCCGCAATGGCCGCTATTGAGGCGCGCACCGGCAAGATACTGATCGCGCGTAGTTTTTCCTGGACATTGACGATCTGGAGAGACCCGGCCGGACAGGCGCTTCCGGTGGCGCCGGTGAATGACATCACCAGCCTCACGTTGCGCAACCGCGCTGACGAAGAAGAGGTGATCGCATCAGAACACTACCAGCTGGAAAAAGACATGCAGCGTCCTGTTCTACGCCCTGCGGGTTCGATGCTGCCGATGGTACCGCCTGGTGGAACAGCTGAAGTGCAGTTCGAGGCCGGGATGTCTGTCACGTGGGGTGAATTGCCTGCCGATCTGGGTCAGGCGGTGCTTCTGCTGGCGGCGCATTACTATGAATATCGCCACGAGACCGCCCACGGTGATGGCAGCATGCCCTTTGGCGTCAGCAGCCTGATCGAACGCTATCGCACCGTGCGGATCTTTGGCGGTGCTGGAGGGCTGGGCTGATGGGGGCGCCGAGACTGAATCGCAAGCTGGTGCTGGAGGTGCCGGAGCGGGTGCCAGATGGTGCTGGCGGCTTTAACGAAGTCTGGGTAACGCGCGGCACGCTGTGGGCCCAGATCACCGCCGGATCGGGGGCCGAGACGCTGGGTGAAGCCGTGCAAATCTCACGGGCGCGCATGAAAATTATTGTTCGGGCCATGCCTTATGACGCGCCGTCCCGGCCACGTGCCGAACACCGGTTTCGCGATGGCAGCCGCATCTTTCGCATTCTGGCCGTACAGGAAAGTGATGCTGATGCCCGTTATCTGATCTGTCAGGCCGAAGAGGAGGTGGCAACATGAGCTATGGCGTTGCAGCGTCTCTACAGACGGCCGTTTACCAAGCCCTCACCAATGACACAGTTTTGGGCGCGCTGGTGGGATCGGCGATCTACGATGCCGTGCCTGCGGGTACATTACCATCCACTTATGTGACTTTGGGGGCCGAAGAGGTGCGCGACCGATCTGACAAGACCGGACCGGGTGCCGAGCACAGCCTGACGGTGTCGGTCGTGACTGAAATCGCCGGCTTCCAGACCGCGAAGAACGTGGCCGCTGCGATTAGCGATGCGTTGGTCGATGCCGATCTGGCACTGGCGCGCGGGCAATTGGTGAACCTGAAATTCTACAAGGCGCAGGCGCGCCGGGAGGGCACTGGCGGAATGCGCCGGATCGACCTGACGTTTCGCGCCCGCGTGGACGATACCCTCTAACCAACTGATTTTGGAGATATAAAATGGCAGTGCAAAATGGTAAGGACCTGCTGGTCAAGATCGACCTGACCAGTGATGGCAATTTTGAAACCGTGGCCGGGCTGCGTGCGACGCGGGTTAGTTTTAACGCTGAAAGCGTGGATGTGACCAGCCTGGAAAGCCAGGGCGGGTGGCGTGAGTTGCTGGCCGGGGCTGGTGTGAAAACCGCAGCTGTCAGCGGGTCGGGTGTGTTTCGTGACGAGGCCAGCGATGAGCGCGTGCGCGACATCTTCTTCAACGGTGTGACCCCGGATTTTCAGGTGGTGATCCCGGACTTTGGCATCGTCGAGGGCCCATTTCAGGTGACCGCGATCGAGTATGGCGGCACCCATGACGGTGAAGCGACATACGAGCTGGCGCTGGCCTCGGCCGGGCAGCTGGTTTTCACCGCGCTTTGAACTGATGGCAAACCCCTGGGCAGGAGAGGTGCGGCTGGTGATCGATGGCGAGCCCCATGTTTTGAAGCTGACGCTGGGTGCGTTGGCCGAGCTGGAGGCGGAGCTGGAGACCGGCACTCTGGTGGAACTGGTGGAGCGGTTTGAGACTGGCCGCTTTGCCACCCGCGATCTGATGGCGTTGATTGTCGCCGGATTGCGCGGTGGCGGCTGGTCGGGATCAGCTACCGAGCTGCTCAGCGCCGAGATCGAAGGTGGCTTGGCGGGTGCTGCTGCGGCGGCAGGTGCCTTGCTGGCGCGGGCCTTTGCCTTGCCGGATGAGACATGACGCAGGCTCTGGACTGGACCGGCCTGATGCGGGCGGGCCTGAAGGGGCTGGGGCTGCGCCCGGCTGAATTCTGGGCGCTGACACCCGCTGAACTGCGCCTGATGCTGGGCCGGGAAACCGGGGCTGCTCCCTTGGCCCGGGACCGGCTGGAAGAATTGCTGATGGCCTATCCCGATGCAAAAGGAGGGACTGACGATGGCTGATTTTGATCGAGCTGATGATCTGGAAGCACAGATTGATGCTTTGGATGACTCGTTTGACACTGCGACCAATATGGCCGCGGCCTTTAACGCCGAACTGCTCAAGGTGCGCGAAAGTTTCGGCACGACCGGGTATGATGTGGCCACTTTGGACCGGGGGTTAAGCGGCGGGTTGCGCAAGGCCATCAAGGGCGTTGTGCAGGACGGTGACAGCCTGTCCCAGGCCATGGACACGCTGGCCAATACGTTGATCAACACCGCCTTCAATGCGGCAGTGAACCCGGTGGCGGATCACTTTGGCGGTGCCCTGGCGCAGGGGATTGGTAGCCTTGTGGGCGGGTTATTGCCCTTTGCCAAAGGGGCCAGTTTTAGCCAGGGGAAGGTGCAGCCTTTTGCCAGTGGCGGTGTGGTCAGCAGCCCGACAACCTTCCCGATGCGCGGCGGTATGGGCCTGATGGGCGAAGCGGGTCCCGAGGCGATCATGCCCTTGGCGCGCGGTGCCGATGGCAAGCTGGGTGTGCGCGGTGCAGGCGGCGGTGCCGTCAGCGTGGTGATGAACATCAACACCCCCGATGCCGAAAGTTTCCGCCGCAGCCAAGGCCAGATCGCCGCCCAGATGGGCCGCGCACTTGGTCGTGGTCAGCGCAACCGATAACGCAGAGGAGAGCATGAGATGGGATTTCACGAGGTGCGTTTTCCCGCCAGCCTGAGCTTTGGCTCGGTTGGGGGCCCCCAGCGCTACACCGATGTGGTGACGTTGGCCAACGGATTTGAAGAACGCAACACCCCCTGGGCACATTCGCGCAGGCGTTATGATGCGGGCTTGGCAATGCGCTCGCTTGATGACATTGAAAAGTTGATCGGGTTCTTCGAAGCCCGGCAGGGCCAGGTCTATGGTTTTCGCTGGAAAGACTGGACCGATTTCAGATCGAGCAGTGCCAAGCTGGACCCGGTTTTTACCGATCAGGTGATTGCCATTGGCGATGATGTTACGCCGACCTTCCAACTGAAGAAAACCTACTGGTCCGGGCAGCAGAGCTATTTGCGCCCGATCACCAAGCCTGTGCAGGGCACTGTCGTGATGGGCTTGGCGGGTGAAGAACAGAAAGAGGGGATCCATTATGAGGTGGATACCACCACCGGGATCGTCACTTTTGCCCATCCGCCCAACGAGGGCGACGAGATTACTGCAGGGTTTGAATTTGATGTGCCCGTGCGCTTTGATACGGATCGTATTCTGACCAGCCTGGCCAGTTTTCAGGCGGGTGATGTGCCCAGCGTGCCGGTGGTCGAGGTGCGGGTATGAGCGATCTGAACCCCGCCCTTCTGGCGCATCTTGAGACCGGCCTGACAACGCTGTGCCGGTGTTGGGATATCAACCGGGCCGATGGCACCGTGATGGGTTTTACCGATCATGACGGGTCGCTTACCTTTGACGGCATCAGTTTTCGCGCCGACACGGGCCTGAGTGCTATGGCCTTGCAACAAACCACGGGTCTGTCGGTGGACAATACCGAAGCCTTGGGGGCGCTGCGCGACAATGCGATCCGCGAAGACGATATCGAGGCAGGTCGGTATGATGGCGCAGAGATCCGGGCCTGGTTGGTGAACTGGGCGGATATCAGTGAGCGCCAGTTGCTGTTTCGCGGCACGATCGGCGAGATGCGTCGCTTTGATGAAGGGTTCGAGGCTGAATTGCGCGGGCTGACCCAGCCGTTGAACCTGCCTTTGGGGCGGGTCTATCAGCGGCCTTGTGCCGCCGTTCTGGGCGATGGGAAGTGTCGGTTTGATCTGGACCTGTCGGGGTTCTCCGAGACGCTTGCTGCAGCGTTGATTGAAGAACGACGGGTGTTTCGGTTTGATGCTTTGGCCCAGTACGACGAGGATTGGTTCCAGCATGGCCGCCTGAGTGTCGAGAGCGGGGCCGCTCAGGGTCTGTTCGGTGTGATCAAGCGCGACCGTATGGAAGAGGGGCAGCGGGTGATCGAACTGTGGCACCCGTTGCGCGCGGATGTTCAGCCCGGTGATATGTTCCGGATCGACGCGGGATGCGACAAGCGCTTTGCGACCTGCCGTGAAAAATTCGACAACCTGCTGAACTATCGGGGGTTTCCGGATATTCCAGGTGACGATTGGTCGATCAGTGATCCGACCCGCGCCGGCAGTTTGTCCGGTGGGAGCCGCCGGTCATGAGCAAACTCGCGAACGAGATTGTGAGGGCCGCGCGCGGTTGGATTGGCACGCCCTATCTGCACCAGGCCAGCTGTAAGGGGGCCGGTACGGATTGTCTGGGTCTGTTGCGGGGCGTCTGGCGAGAGGTGCTGGGGCAGGAACCAGAAACGGTGCCGCCCTATAGTATGGACTGGTCAGAGCCCGCTCAGGACGAACGGTTGTGGCGGGCTGCTGCGACCCATTTGCAGGCCAAGCAGGTGCAGGACGAGGCCCCGGGTGACGTTTTGTTGTTCCGGATGCGCGATGGCATGGTGGCCAAGCATCTGGGGATCGCTGCCGAGATCGGCCCGAACGCCAGTTTTGTGCATGCCTATTCAGGCCATGCAGTTCTGGAAAGCCCGCTGAGCCCGCCGTGGCGTCGCCGTATCGCGGCAAGATTCACATTTCCCGAGGAGAGCTAGGTTATGGCAACGGTACTTTTATCTGCCGCAGGAGCGGCGATTGGTGGCTCCATCGGGGGCACGATCATGGGGCTGTCCATGGCGGCCGCGGGCCGGTTTGCCGGTGCGCTGATCGGTAAGACGATTGATCAGCGCCTCATGGGGCAGGGTTCGGATATCGTTGAGCAGGGCCGGGTTGAGCGTTTGCGCCTGACCGGGGCGGGCGAAGGCGATGGCATCGCGCAGATATATGGCAAGATGCGCACCGCCGGGCAGGTGATCTGGGCCACCGAATTCACCGAGAACGTGACCGTATCTGGCGGGGGCGGCAAGGGTGCGCCCAGTGCGCCGAAGACCGCGAATTATGACTATTCGGTCAGTTTGGCCATTGCCCTGTGCGAAGGCGAAATTTCACACGTGGGCCGGGTGTGGGCCGATGGCAACGAGGTGCCACGCGACGATCTGACGATGCAGGTTTATCGCGGCACCCCGGATCAGCAACCTGACCCCAAGATGGAAGCCGTTGAAGGGGCAGGTGCGGTGCCGGCCTATCGGGGTACAGCCTATGTTGTGATCGAAGACCTGCCTCTGGGGCAATATGGCAACCGCGTGCCTCAGTTCACGTTTGAAGTGTCGCGTCCGTCACAGCCCTGGCAGGAAAGTGCAGAACTGGATCCCGCCTTTGGGGTGCGCGGGGTGGCGATGTTGCCGGGCAGCGGTGAATATGTTTTGGCCACCAGCCCGGTGACCAAGGTGTTTGGCCCCGGCTCGGTCGCGTTGGCCAACGTCAATTCCCCCTCTGCCAAGTCGGATTTCCTGACCTCTTTGGAGCAGATGACCGGCGAACTGACAGCCTGTGAAAGCACATCATTGGTTGTCAGCTGGTTTGGCGATGACCTGCGGGTGGGGGACTGCACATTACGCCCCAAAGTCGAGCAATCCGAGTTCGACTCCTCCAACATGCCGTGGCAGGCGGGGGGCTTGACCCGTCAAACCGCATTGGAAGTGCCGCGCAATGAGGACGATCAGCCGGTCTATGGCGGGACGCCGTGCGACCAATCGGTGATCGAAGCGATTTGGGCGCTGAACGATGCCGGGCAGGCCGTGCTGTACTATCCGTTCATCCTGATGGATCAGCTGGCAGGCAATGGGCTGGGCGATCCCTATAGCGATTCTGACGATCAACCGGCGTTGCCCTGGCGGGGCCGGATCACCACATCCAAGGCACCGGGGCAACCCGGCAGTCCGGATGGCACCGCAGCAGCGGAGGCCGAGGTACAGGCCTTTTTCGGCACTGCCATGGCCAGCGATTTTCAGGCCATATTACCCGGGGAACTTCCGGGGCTGACCTTGGACCTTTACAATCTGGCTGGGTTCACGGGCGCTCCATCGATCAGCCCTGTGCTTTATACGGGCCAGGAGGATGATTGGGGCTATCGCCGTTTTATCCTGCATCAGGCGATGCTGTGCGCTGCGGCCGGCGGGGTCGAAGCGTTCTGTATCGGCTCGGAAATGCGCGGGCTGACCCAGATCCGGGGCGAGAACAACAGTTTCCCCGCCGTGGCACAACTGGTTGATCTGGCTGGCGAAGTGCGCCAGATCGTCGGTCCTGACGTCAAGATCAGCTATGCGGCGGATTGGTCGGAATATTTTGGGTATCAACCTCAGGACGGCAGCGGCGATCGGTATTTTCATCTCGACCCGTTGTGGTCTGATCCGAACATCGATTTCATTGCAATCGACAATTACATGCCGCTGAGCGATTGGCGCGACGAAGAGGGACATCAGGACGCCGAGTGGGGCTCGATCTACAATCTGGACTACCTCAAGTCCAATATCATGGGCGGGGAGGGCTATGATTGGTTTTACCATTCTCCCGAGGCCCGCGAGGCCCAGATGCGCACACCAATCACGGATGACGAATACAACGAACCCTGGGTTTGGCGGTACAAGGACGTGCGCAACTGGTGGCTGAACGCGCATCACGAGCGCATCGGCGGTGTACGACTGGCGACGTCGACAAGCTGGGTGGCGCAATCCAAGCCGATCCGCTTTGCCGAATACGGTTGTGCAGCCATCGACAAGGGCACCAATCAGCCTAACAAGTTCCTCGACCCCAAGTCTTCGGAATCCCAGCTGCCGTACTTCTCGAAGGGGCGGCAAGATGCATTGATGCAGATGCAATACCTGCGCGCGATGACGTCTTATTGGACGAACCCAGACAATAATCCCGCCTCGGAAGAGTACGAGGGGCGGATGCTGGAGTTTGACCGTTCTTGCGTTTGGGCCTGGGATGCGCGGCCCTATCCGTGGTTTCCCAACAACCGCGACCTGTGGAGCGATGGCGAGAATTATGGCCGTGGTCATTGGCTGACCGGGCGGGCCTCGGCGCGGTCCCTGGCTTCGGTGGTGGACGAGATTTGCCAACGCTCAGGGGTGAAGCATTACGATGTCGAAACGCTTTATGGCCATCTGCGTGGCTACGGCATCGAGGATATCTCGGAAGGGCGGTCTGCCTTGCAGCCCCTGATGCTGCGCTATGGGTTCGATGCGGTTGATCGTGCTGGCATTCTGAGCTTCCGGCTGCGTGACGGGTTGCCTGATCAGGTGATTGATCCGGAGTGGCTGGTGCGCGATGACGAGAGCGATGCCGTGATCGAAGAGACCCGTGCCAGTGCAGTTGAGTTGGCGGGCCGTGTGCGCTTGAGGTTTGTTGAATCCAATGGCGATTACGAAGTGATTGCCGAAGAGGCGATCCTGCCCGATGAGGCCACGCAAACGGTATCGGTCTCAGAACTGCCGATTTCGATGACCCGCGCCGAGGGACGGCAGACCGTCGAGCGGTGGTTGTCTGAATCACGCGTGGCGCGTGACACTGCGCGGCTGACTTTGCCGCCGTCGATGATGTCGCGCGGCGCGGGGGATGTGATCTCGTTGCCCGAAGAGGGCGGACGCGGACTGTACCGGATTGACCGCACCGAGCAGATGGGCCTGGCACAGCGGGTCGAAGCCGTGCGCATTGAACCCGAAACATATGTGCCCATTGATATCGGAGAGATACCGGCAGATGTCACCGCGTTTGGCGCGCCCGTGCCGGTCACACCGTTATTCCTGGATTTGCCATTGATGACCGGTCAGGAGGTGCCGCATGCGCCGCATCTGGCGGTGACGGCCGATCCCTGGCCGGGCTCTGCGGCGCTTTACTCGTCGGCCAATGACGCCAACTACTTGCTCAATACATTGGTGCAGGTTCGATCATCCATCGGCATCACCGAGACGCCTTTGAAGGCGGCGTGTCCGGGGCTGTATGACCGGGGTGAGCCTGTGCGGGTGCGGATGCTGAGTGGGCAGTTGGAAAGTGTCGAGGCACAGGACATGCTGGACGGGGCCAACCTCTGTGCAATTGGGGATGGAACCCCGGGGGGATGGGAGCTGTTCCAGTTCCAGACCGCCGAGTTGGTGGGCACAAGCACTTACCTGCTCAGCCATCGTTTGCGTGGCCAGGCAGGCACCGAGGTGGATCTACTGCCCGAGTGGCCCGAAGGGTCGTTGTTTGTGCGCCTAAACGGAACGCCGCAACAGATCAATCTGACCGAGAACGATCTGGGTCTGGATCGTTACTATCTTGTGGGGCCGGGCGACCGGCCATTTAGCGACCCGTCCTATCAAAGTGTTGTGCAGAGTTTCGACGGCATTGGCTTGCGCCCATACGCGCCCGCCCATCTGAGGGCCGAGCCGACCGACACAGGTGATGTTGATGTGACGTGGATCAGGCGGACCAGGATAGATGGAGACCGCTGGGATCGCCCCGAAGTTCCTTTGGGTGAGGAAAGCGAAAGCTATTTGGTTCGGGTGTCACAGAACGGCGTGCTCATCCGTGAAGATATCGTCAGTCAGCCGAACTGGACCTACGAGGCTACGGCCAAGGCAGCCGATGGGCTGGTTGGGTTTTATCAGATCGGAGTTGCGCAGATATCGGCCAGCTTTGGCACTGGATCCTTCGATCAGATCATTCTGGCGGCCTGACGCGCGGAACATGCGATATACTGTAAAAGGGGTCGGACAGGGAATGTGCGGCCTCTTTTGTCGTTTTTCGGGACGGAGTTGTGACAAGCCCGAAAAGACCTGATAGCGTGCAGGGTCATGACATTTTCGACAAAAACATTCATCTTGCCGGTGATCATCCTGCTTTTGATCAGCGGTTTTTGGGTCAGTACCGAGTTTCAGGAGATTGCGGCCGGCGTTGCGATCTTCCTGTTCGGGATGCTGATGCTTGAGGACGGGTTTCGGCTGTTCAGTGGCGGGTTTTTGGAACGGATTCTGGAACGCGCCACGCGTTCGGTGCCGCGATCGCTGGCCTTTGGGGTGGTGACAACAACCATCATGCAATCCAGCTCGCTGGTTTCCGTCATCACGATCTCATTTCTCAGCGCTGGCCTGATCTCGCTTTTGGCGGGGATTGGGATCATTTTCGGGGCCAATCTGGGCACGACGACCGGGGCATGGTTGGTGGCTGGGTTCGGGATGAAAGTAAATATCTCGGCCTACGCCATGCCGCTGCTGGCGCTGGGCGTGGTGTTTGTCTTTCAAAAGTCAAAATACCTGAAAGGCACAGGCTATGTGCTTGCCGGGCTTGGATTTTTGTTTCTCGGTATCCACTACATGAAAGAAGGGTTCGAGACCTTCAAAGATACAATCGACCTGACGCAATTCGCGCTTGGCGGCCTGTTGGGGCTGATCGTCTATACGCTGATCGGGACTCTTGCGACCGTGGTCATGCAATCCAGTCATGCCACCATGGTGTTGACCATCTCGGCGCTGGCGGCCGGGCAGATTACCTATGACAACGCCCTCGCGCTGGCCATTGGAGCGAATGTCGGCACGACGATAACGGCCATCATCGGATCGCTGACGGCCAATTATCAAGGCAAACGGCTGGCGCTGGCGCATCTGGCCTTTAATATCGCCACCGCAGCGGTGGCGCTGGCATTGATCAGCCCGTTGCGCGATGTGGTGGATTTGATCAGCAGTTGGGTCGGGATTGCCCCGGATGATTTCACCCTCAAGCTGGCGGTATTCCACACAGTTTTCAACGCTCTTGGAATCGCATTGATGCTGCCTCTGATGCGTCGGCTGATTGCCGTAATCGAGCGGATCATACACGAACCCAAGCGGGATCTCAGCCAGCCAAAATTCCTGAGCGAGGCGGTTGATGAATTTCCCGCAACCATCGAGATTGCCATGCAAAAAGAGGTTCTTCACCTCTATGACAATGCTGTCGAGCTGATCACACATGGATTAAACCTGCACCGGCACGAGTTGTTCGAGGCCAAAGATATCGAGGCCCTCGTCAAAACCAGCCGCAGCGAAGTCGAGTTTGATATCGACGAACGCTACGAACAGCGAATCAAGACGCTTTATTCTGCGATTGTCGAGTTTGCGACACGGGCAACAGGGCGCGAACTGCCCCCCGACGTGGTGGCGCGGGTGTATCAGTTGCGCGATGTGTCCGAGCGGATTGTACGGGCCGTTAAGGCCACCAAGCATCTGCGTCGCAACGCAACGCGCTATACCCAGACCCAGCATGGTGCCACCACGGATCTCTACAATGGTCTGCGCACCCAGATCGCCCGCATCCTGGTTGAAATCAATCAGTTTGAAGCGATCGACCCCGAAGAACGCAGCCGCCTGCGGCTGGATGAGGAACTTGTGGTGATAGATACCGAATACCACAAGACCAACTCCATGATCGAAACCATGATCCGCGAAGAGCGGGTAACGGCATCGGTGGCGACCTCGTTCCTGAACGACTCGAACTATGCCTACAAGATCATGCGCGAGTTGCTGGAAGCCGCGCGGGATTACTACACTGACCGGGACGACGCCCTGTCGGAGGTCGAACAAATCCTGGCGATGGAAGAAGACGATACAAAAACTGTTACATGAGTGTGGTAGTTGAAAGCCAATACACCTGACACCCGAACCGATGCGAGAAATGATTCGCATCGCCAAATAAGAGGCTGCTCACAATGGGCCTAAGCAAAACTGCCGAAAAGCTGGATGAGTATTACGCGCGTATGGAGGCCGGCAAAGCCACCAAGATCAAACCGGGACATGTCGAAAAAGCCATTACCAAGCTTGAATCCCGTGAGCGTGATCTTTTGATTGAGATTGAAGGCACCCGAAAAACCTCCAAGAAAGAACGTTTGGAACAAAAGCTGGCCACCACCCGGGATTTGATTTCACGGGCCAAGTGGCTGATGAAAGAGATCGGCTGACCGGCTAAGCGATCCTTAACCGCGCGCGCATAGAATGCACTTGGTGGCCGCCGGGTTCAGGTTTAGCCGGGCGGGCGCAATATCGTCCCCACAATCCTCGCAATAGCCATACTCACCCTCGTCCATTCGCATAAGCGCGGTCTGCAATTGGCTGCGCTCTCCTTGACGGCGGGTGGAATTGGCCTTGGCCATCGCCTGATTTTGCAGTGCATCCATACGGCTCAGCCGCCCTACGGCCTGCTGATCCAGCTCAACTGTGGCCTGACCGGCCTCGCCCAGCTTGTCTTCTTCGTCCAACGCAGCCAGACGTGCGTCAATCAGCCCGCGCATTTTTTCCACTTCGGCCTTATTCATGCCGGTTATCCTCGCTATCACGGCTTTGCATTTTACGTGACGTGCCTATCTGGTATAGTCAAGGGATGCACAAAGGAGCATGACCATGGCTGAAAAACGCGCACAGCTGACAGAACTCGATCCGGTATGGGCGGTTATTCGTGAGGAATCTCATGATGTTATCGCCGACGAACCACTTTTGGGCGGTCTTGTTCATTCTTCTGTCTTGCACCACAAGACCTTTGATTCCGCGCTGGCTTACAGGATTTCGCTAAAACTGGCCTCGGCTGAAATGCCCGAGCAAATCTTACGCGAGATTTGTGATGAGGCCCATGCCGCCGATCCGGAACTGGCGATTGCGGCGCGTGCCGACATCGTTGCGGTGCGCGATCGTGACCCGGCCTGCCATCGCTTTGTGCAGCCTTTGTTGTTCTTCAAAGGATT